GGAACATTATAAAGTTTCATTATCTATTATCTCCTGAACCACTTATAGTTTTATTTACTAAACGTTTTGAAAGTTTTTCAAAATTCCAACGTAAAATAGTTTCAAAATTATAACCTAAAGCTTCAGCTAACCTAGCAATATACCAACAGCAATCCCCAAGCTCTGCTCCAAGTTGTTTTGGTTCAAATAAACCATCCCGAATTAATTTTTTAATTTTACTTGTAACTTCACCAGCTTCTGAGGCTAATCCTAAACCAAGATAAATCAATTCTCTATTATCTCCTGTACCTGCTCCTGGATAAATAGCAGTATCAATGGTTTTCTTTTGATATTCATTTGCATTCATTAATTATTTTCCTTAAAAGGGTATGGGTGAAAGATAGAATGTTCATCTATAATAGGATCAACAGATGGTGTAGAGCATTTAGTGCAATAGTATGGAGATGGGGGTATACATCTGTCAAAACCATTATCAGCATTACCACCATATTCAGGACAATTTAAATCTTCAGTAAGTTTATTTTGCCTTCGTAATTGTAATTCAGTACGAAGATATACAACAGCATCTAACAATTCTTCATATGTTTCTTGTAAAAAATCCTTTTTAGTTTCTGTAGTTAAGGGGACACCATATTCTTTCATACCTGCTTTATTTCTTTTTTTCATGTCCTTAATGACATATTTCCAACTATTCTTTTCCATATTTAATCTGTATGTCAGGTATTACGAGGTGTCGCATCTAATTCAATTTCTAATTGTTGTAGAGAAGTTTCGTAGTCATTGCAAGCCTCATCAAACCATTCCCAATTATCAACACCAGCATTTGTTAGACAGCTTAACATTAATGAATTCTTTTTTAAATCATAATACTCTTTTAAATTAATTGATATTTTCATTTAACCATTCTTTAATTATATCATAATCCTTAATAGTACAATAAGGAAATCCATGTTTTTTAGCCCATTCACCATGAGTGGTTTTCATACCACCACAGAGTTTATGCTCATCTAAAAATACAAACCTTAAATCTATTTCAGGATTCTGTTTTTTTATTAGTATATATTTCTGTCTTTCTGTGTTATTAGACAGATAACCTTTACTTTCAATATGAATATTATTATGTGGAAATGACCAATCTACTGTGTATTTATGCTGTGACTCAGGGATTACATAGGGAATTACAGTAGTTTCATATGTATATGGTACATTTAAATCATTTAGTATATATTCAAATTTCTGTTCTAATCTAGATCGCCGATTATTAATCAAATTTAAAACCATATATAAAAGCAATCTGAACAGTAATAGAATTGAATATCCCCATATTCATTTTGTTCGTTTTCTTCATTAGGATAATAAGAATCTTCGTTACACCTGTACATAGTGTTTGTAGAACCCCAATCTGAATCATGTCTTACTACATAAGTAGCATTACTTTTGCATTTAGGGCAGATAATATTATTTGTATTATGCATATTGTGGTTGATTTTCTGAAATATTTACTAAATCTACTGCAGATTTTTTATCTGTATAATAACCATTCCAATCCCATTGAATGGGATACCAGACATCATCATCTGGTTCATAGTAAGCACCATTTATATATCTAGATTCAAAGATGTCATAAATTCTAACATCTGATCCACCTCTTGTTTGCATTCCTCTGGTAAAATCAAGTTTTGTCTGTGTACCCACATCTCTCCTTTATTTCTTAAAATCCACAAACAACAAGCATTCATAATAAAACGTTTTGGATCTTTGTATAATGGATATACAATATCAAACATTTCTTGTTCTGTTTCTGTTGAAATTAATAATTTTTTAGCCTTTACAGGCCCAATACCCTTAATTCCAAAGATGTTATCACTAACATCACCTACTAACATTTGTGTGTAGAAATTACGTAAAGATTCTGTTTTTGCTATATAGTAATATTTGTTATTTACAAAATTATAATGCATTTTTGGAATCATGTCAAGATCTTTATCAATAGTACAGATGATGGGATCATTGTTATTTTCCATTTGTGTCCATCCTAACGC